ATATTTAGCTTTATTATCTATATATTTCCAACCGTATATTTTCATTATTTCATCCCCACTCATATCTTTATATTCTGGATGCCTTAACCTATACATACTAGTTAGGCGAGAATGTAAAATCTTACCCTCTTTATCTATCATTTTTGATCCCCCTGCCGTCTTTCCAATATATAACCAATTAGTGGCTTGGTATATTTTACCTAAATGACCTTCACTTGGATCTGCATAAGATAATATCAATCTAACTTTTTTTGGTAACAACTTTATAGATTCACTTATTAATCTACTTTCAGTATTCTTCGGCATCCCGTCAGGACTCCATAACCTTGTTAATTCTCTATATTCCCCATCTTTCAAATCTTCTATTAATCTATAATATTGACCCTTACCAGTTCCCATACCAAATACACAAGCACCCGCAAACACACCACCATAAAATCCCATAAATACATCAATAGTTGAATCTGGCATTGTTTGGCTATAATGATGTGTAGCTATATATGGTCTAACTTCTTTCACCGAACTTCTTCTAACCACAAGTTCTCTTGGTTTAGAATCAGTAGTTAATTCTTTAAAAAACTTTTCAGACGCCAATAAATGTTTTCTAACTTTATCATCAAATATTTTTGTCATATTGCCTCTTTAATTTTTTATCTAAATAATAGATATAAATATGTTTAGGTTCTGTAGTAAAAATCTTTATATCGGAATCCTTCTCTTTTAATCTACCCTGCACCTTAACAGCAAAAGAGTGTGTATCAGTTAATATTCTTTCGTGAAATCTTTCACCATCTACCAAAACTGATCTTTTAGGACCAGTCATACCATAATGAATAAAATTAGAAGCTTTATATATTATACCTTCATGACCAAAATGTGGATCTGCATAAGATATAATAACTTTATAGTCTGTATTTTTTCTCAACCATTTTAATGTTTTGCCAATAAAATAACTTTCTGTATTAGTAAGTGTATCATCTATACAACACAACCTTACAAGCTCCAATACTTTATCAGGATTTTCAGGATAATATTTTTGTGCTGGTTTTGGCATAGCTGGTAATGCATATATCATACTACCTATTATATTATCTAATCCAAACTTACCTTCTCTAAATAACCCAAAGCAATATTTAACTTTCAATCCACGTGTTTTATGTGAATAATGCCATTTTTCTATAAATGGTTTAGCTGCTGAAAATCTAATTGGTTCTACCATATAATTTTTAACTTTATCATCAAATATTTTAGTCATATTTCAATAATGGATGTTTTAAATTTTTAATTAATTCTTTCTTTTCCTTCTTTCCACATAAAAAATACAAATATCTATGTTTTCTTAAATTAACTTTATATTCAATATCAGGAAAAGTTTTTTTAACTTCTACCAAACCAGCAGAACCACACCGTTCTGCCATAGATCGGGAAGACAACCACGCTGTTTGTCCTGGGAATCTATATTTATAACAATCCCCGAAGCCAACTTCTCTTCCTTGGTACAGCCAATTAGTTGCTCTATATATAATTCCTTTGTGGTTTGCGCTTGGGTCTGCATAAGAAATCAATACTTTGACTGTGGGAGCGAGTGTTTTAAGTATTTTAATAGACTGTGAAATAACATATGATTCTATATTTTTTCCATACCCATCCTCAATCCATAATCTTTTTAATTCTAATACATTATGAGTATCAAAAGTATCAACTATTGATTTAACTGCTCTGCGCCCAACTGGATGTCCATACAAAATTACTCCAATTAATTTTAAATCTTTGTCTTCAAAAAATTGAGATTCACCCATATCCCAATATAAACCAAAAATATATTGACTTGCAGTCCACTTTTGTGCATAATGTTTTTTTGTTACAATAGCATTAATTCCAGGAGTACTTTTAGTTACTCTATTAATAATAACTTTGGATGTATCACAATACATTATATTCTCTTTACCACTTCAATCGAGTTATGAATATTAATTTCTTATTCTCACCTGTGGGTGGTAGAAAAGTTTCTTTAAGATATTCAGCGCTATTCCATTTAACTGAAAATGATTTTCTGTCTTTTGATAATCCAGCAGTTTTACCTATCTGTTTCCAATTATCTGCTTTGTATACAGCACCATTGTTACCACCTGCAACGAATGTAATTATATGTGTTAACTCATCACCATATTTCTTTTTCCATTCTATTGGTGCTTGCTTTCTTAATTGTTTTAATATTTGTGTTCCAGCATTTTTAATAGATTCTGTCATACAAAATCTCCAATTATTTGCTATTGTATTAAAATGTTTAGGTTCTCTATACGCATCTGCTTTTTTTCCTAAATACTCTAATATAGCTTTTGGACAAGGATATACTGATGAACCTATACCAATCATACCAATTGGTTTTTCTATTCCCAAAATATTTTTGTAATCTGAATGAAATATTAACCAATCTATTCTTCTACCTACTGATCTATATGTAGGAACATAAGAATGATGTTTTGTGATAATTCGTTTTACTACATCTTTTTGAGAATCTGATTTGACTACTTCCAATTTAACCATTCAAAATCTTTTTCCATTTTTTAACAATTGGTTTTAACATAATAATCTTCGGATCTGATTTCTCAACTTTATAATGTTTATTTCCTTGATAACCAGCGAACATTTCCAAACATTTTTTTGGATCTTCCCGTGCCATTTTTCCTCTAGGTGAATCTTCTCTTTTCCATAATGTAAGTGGAACTTTAGATATTGAACTTCCTTTAGTCATCCCAACTTCAATCCAATTATCGGCTTTATAAACAGAACCAGACCATGGAGGCTTTATAAATGTTTCAATTAAAATCAAATTATCATCATATTTTGATTTCCATCTATCAGCACCAATGGTTCTCAACAACTTTAATGCCATAGTTCCTATATTATCAAGAGTAATATTCTCCTTAATCAAACAAAATCTATAATTATTCGCTGTCTTTCCTAAATTTCTTAACCTCGCCTCTTTATCCCAACCAATATACTTATCCCTACCACCTAAAGCTAATACTGAAGAAGCCAATCCTATACCACCAATATAATTTCCAGTTTTAGTTTCATAAATATTATATGAAATCCGTCTACTTGGTATATTAGCAGAATTCATATACTGATGATGTTTATCAATAGTTTTTCTAAATTTCTTTAATTGTTCACTACTTACACATTCATCAAGAAATATTGGATACGCTACTGAATCACTATAATCAAAAAAAGGCATTAACCTAAATCTTTATATTTATTCGCTAATGATTTTCTAACAAATTCATTTTTATTATCCATTTTCTTCTGTTCTCTTTTACCATCGACAGCATAAGCTTCATACAGTTGTATATAACCTGTATTTGTATTTACTTTTGCAGGAAAGGTAATACCATCAGGTCCAAATCTATTCTTAATTATATGGAATCTACCAGTATTAGATATTTTATCTGAAACATGCCTTGATAAAGATATAACAAAATCGGCTGTCATAATCTTAGCATAACTTTCTGAAATCTTTTGGGCTTCAATAATCTCCTCATCTAAAGAGGACCGATTAGCTTGTGATGCAGTCCATATTGGGAGTTCTAATTCACCAGCAACACCTCTTAACTCTTCATAAATATTTCCAAGAGCGTGTCTAACTTCTTTAGTAAATTTACCTGTATCTCTCAGTAAATCAGCATAATCCAATATTACCATATCCACTTCATTACCCAAAGTTCTTAATTTTTGTAAATGTGATAATATTGAATTAACAGTAACAGATTTAGTTGGAAAATATTTAATAATTAAATCACCGCCAGTATGTTTTTCTAATTTTTCTTTTATTTCATCTTTATGATATTTAAGATTTTGGTTTGCTACCCCAGTTAAAATACTATCATATCGTAAACCAACATAAGCTTCATTTAATTCTAATGTATAATGAACAACATTTTTATTATTCTTCATAGCACCTGATCCAATAGCTGCTAAAACCCATGTCTTACCAACACCAGCCGGCGCTACAACTACACCAAGCTCTCCATTACCTAAACCACCCTGTAATAAATCATCTACAACATCCCAACCAGTTGGTGTCGTAATTCTAGCTGATTCAGAATATCGTTCTTCTATTTCTACCAAATACTCATGTCCAACATCTCTTTCAGTTCCAGCTTTTAAAGCATCATCAATCAATACTTTTATAGCATCATAATCACCATCTTGTATTAAATCAACAGATTTTATAACAGCATCTTTAATTTTCTGATTCTTACAAAAGTCTATTGACTTTTCCTTTATGAAATCTTTATCTATAGCCTCTGAATATTTGTTAGCCTCTCTTAATGAATCTATAATTGATATTTTAAAAATATCATCTTCAACTTGACTAACTAAAACTTTTAAAGCTGACATAGTTGGAGCATTTTTATATTTATTAAAATATTCTAATGTATTTTTAATTATCCAACGATTAGCTCTATTTTCAAAATACTTTGACTCCAAAATATCTTGAATCTGTTCCAAATAACCCTTATCAGTTAATAACAAAGCTATAATTTTTGATTGAAAGGACTGACCATATAACTGAAAGGTATTCTTATCAGACACTTTTTTTCCTTTTTAAATCTGCATATTTATTTAATGTAACAAAATTCAATAACCAAGTATCTATATTAGGTATCGCTGACCACATTTTATCTTCGACACACATTTTATGAATTTTATATTTAACTAAAGTTGGTATCTCTTCTCTAACCGATCTCATTATATTCATTTTTGTATTTCCAGAAATATCAACTTCATGTAACTGCATTAGTATATAATTTAAATATAATGTTTTTTTACCAAAAACGATATTTTTTAAAACTTTAGATGCATCTTGATGTTCTTCTGCGTATTTTATTAATTCATCTAAATCTACTTTCTTGTCTTCAAATAACATCGGTAATATTTTTTGTAATGTTTTTAAACCTACTCCAGGAATACCTTTTATATTATCTGATTTATCTCCATCTAATGCTCTGAATATTGTAAAGTTATGTGAAGGCATATTATATTCTTCCATAACTCTCGTGGGATTGAAAGACATTCTTTTAGTTGGATTCCAAACTTTTACTCTATCATTTACAAGTTGAAGAAAGTCTTTATCTGTTGACATTATATGAATTTCACTATCGTCATAAATCTGCTGTGAAATATAAGCAATAACATCATCAGCCTCAACTCTATCCATAGCTATTGTAGTAATAGGCATTTCTTCAAGATATTCAACCAACCTTTTCAATTGCATTAACATAGATTGGTGTTCATCTTTACTACTGGCAATATCCTCTACCCTGTTATATCTTAAATTGGGTTTTCGATTACTTTTATAATTAGGATATAATTTACGCCGTCTTTGAGATCCACCTTTTCCATCAAATACAACAATACAACGAGTTGGATTAAGAACTCTAATTGCATATCCTATTGATTTAAGAAACCCCGACAGCCCACCTATGTGAATACCATTATCGTTTAAGGTAGGTATAACTGAAAAACATCTGATGAATGTATTCAATCCATCAATAATTAAAATCTTATCGTCTGGTTTTAATTCTACATGCTTTCCTTTATTAAGTCTAATTTCTTTAAGTATATCTGCATAGTACTTATTAGTCATCACCCAGCACTTCACCTTCAGCAAATTCTACATCGTCAATACCAAGCTTATTTGTATATTTTAAAACCTGTTTTTCACAAATTAAATCATAAACATACTGTTTTAACTTTTTATCTTTTAACTTATCAGCCCAATCTTTTGATTGAAATTTAAGTTCATCTGTAACTTCACCAGTTTTTTGGTCTATAACATCGAAAGTATACCAAGCACCAGATTGTTTAATTAATTTGTGATTTTTAAGTACTTCTAACCAACTACCATAATCATCAATACCACTTTCAAAATACATAATATAATCAGCGTGTCTTAATGGTGGACCTAATCTATTCTTAACTATCTGCGCCCTACATTTCATACCAATTACATTCTTCTTATTATCCTTCAACTGACCTAAATTCTTTAATCTTATTCTTGTAGAAGCATGAAATGGTAATGCTTTTCCACCACTCGTAGTCCACGGATCACCAAACATTACACCCAACTTTTGTCTTAATTGATTCGTAAATACAAGAGCAACTCTTTCCCTACCAATCATTTGAGTTATTTTTCTCATCGCCTTTGAAATGATAATTGCTTTAGCTGTCGCCCAACCATCTTTCTCAAAATCAGCTTCCATCTCTACTTTTGTTGAAGCTCCAGCTAAAGAATCAACAAGAATTGTAACCAACTTATCTTTATTTGCTTCTCTAATCTTTACAACAATTTGTTCAATTGTTTCAAATATCTCTTCAACAGTTTCCAGATGAACATATAACATACTATCTAAATCAACACCAATAGCCTTTAAAAAATCTTGACTAACCGATGTTTCAGTATCAATGTAAACAGCCACCCCGTCTTTTTGTTGTGTTGATGCTAATAAATGAGCGCCTAATAATGACTTACCACATGATTCTAATCCATTAATTTCTGTAATACGACCAACAGCAATTCCACCATTTGGTTTATTTGAAATAGCCAAATCTAACATTGATGATCCAGTCGGAATCCAATCTTTAACATCAGTAGGTGTTGATTCATCATTTAAAAAAAATGCAATCTTACCACCTTTATATTTCTTATTCAGTTCATCGGCTAAAGATGTAGCTAATTTATCTTTATTCACTGCCATATTAAATCTCCAATTTGGTTAAAATGAGATGAGAGAGTAATACTACCATACACCCAACGGGAATCGTGGTTTGTGAAATTTGCATCTCACCCCATTTATTGTAACATTATCTATTAATTATTAAATAGATCTTCAAACGCATCAGCAGCTGAACTAGCAGTTTCAGTTTTTACATCAACTGTTTCACTAATCGCCTTTTTAGCTGAAGCCTCTTCTTCTTTTTCTCCACCATCAGAAGGATTTAGCCACTCTTCTAATACACTAGTCAAATCATCATAACTCATCTCTTTATAAAGTTCAGTTATTTCAATCTGATTTTTAATCAACTCTACAATCTCTTTATCTTCTGTAATTGGAGTTTGGTTAGGTTTAACCATAATTGAAGTAGATGGAAATGCCTTTCCAGTTTCTTCGGCTGTTTTGAATGTAACCATAATATCTCTGCCGTGTGAAGGGTCAGCTATATCACCATAATCAGGATCTGCAATAAAAGTTAATAGTTCTTGATATACTGTTTTACCAAATCCCCAAAACTTTACACCTTCTTTCTCCCGACCTCTTACAACAACAGGAACAAAAGTTCGCATTTTAGCTTCTAACTTTCTGCCAAGTTTCCAGTCATCTTTATTACCACTAGTCTTTAACTTATCCGCAAACTCTTCAATTGGATCTGGTCTACCAAATGACATTGGTGATAAATAAGATCTATTACCAATTTCATAATGAAAATATAATTCAATAAAAGGATTATCTTTATTATGTATATAAGGTACAATCCTAATTTGATTTTTTCCAGGTTGAGGTTTCCAAAGATTGGAAGTTCTATTTGTTTGTGAAGTAAGTTGTGTTAACCGTTTTTTAATAGCATTAATATCCATTATTAATCTCCTACTTTTTATTTATTATTAATTAATTATTACTCTTACAATATCAATAACTCAATATCATATATATATAAATATAACCATTTTTTTCAAAACAGCTATCTTTTTTTAGTAATATATTATTTTTTTTTATTCTACAACGATTCCGCTGCCTGTACCATCATTTCAACAACTTCAGGTAAAATCTTTGGATTTACAGCAATACCTTTTTTAGAAGGTTTATATTCACCAGATTCATCTTCATAATGAACACGTAAATCAACATATTTATGACCTTTGTATTCATTTGTTGAAATAATTATTTTTTCTTTTTGGTTTTTTTGAATTTCACCAATTATTTCCATTTTGCATTCCTTATTTTTTATTTACTTAAAAACTTTTTATTCATTGTTTTTGCCACCTGCATCATATTAGTAGCATTAATAAAAGAAGCATCACCACCATACATAGCTTTAAAAGAAGTATTATCTCTATCACAACTATAACTACTACTACCAATGAAATAACTCATAATTCTAATACCTTTAGCTTTCATATTTCCAACCATCTTTGCTGTATGTTTATATGCTTCTCTTCCACTATAACTAATTTCATTATTCTGAAACATCGGTGCTCCATCTGAATAATTTATAAAATAACTATCCTGATTATTATTTCCAGGAATTAATTCTTTTTCAATTGCTTCAAAACAAAGACCTTCAGGAGTAGTTCCAGTAACATCTAATGCGGGAAATAATGTCTTAACTTTAATTAATTTATCTTTTCTTGAATCATAAACAACCATAATCAAAGGAACATCGACAGCTCTAGGACCATTACCCTGATAAGTAGCTCTAATTGAAACAACCACATCAATATTTCCAGCCATATCACAAGCTTTAATCATAGCAATTGCTGATGTCATTGCCTTATTCCATTTATCTCCACTCATAGAACCACTAGCATCAATAGAAATGTGAAGATAAGCTTTATTAAATCTTTCAACAAAAGTTTGACTAAACACATTGGTATTATTGAAACCAAGTTCAGAAATTAATCTCTTATCAATTTTACCAGTATCTTTTCTGGTATATTTAAGAACACTTTCTTCACCCCTAATCTGCAATTTTCTACCAAGAATACTTCCAAGTCTCAATCCCTCTTCAACAAAATCATAACTTCTATAGTAACTATCTGAACCATTATACCGATTCTGACTATATGCTGTAGCACATCCAAACATATTTGTATCAATCAACTTCTGAGTAAGATTTCTAACAACTAAACATTTAGTTCCTTTACCAGTGTTGGTATACCAATTATTAGGAAGTCCATCACCAACATTCTCATAAGTAGCACCTGAATCTTCAACGGATTTAACAGCGTTATTATCTTTTTTAGAAAGAAGTGTTTTCTGAACATCACCATCAAGAAATTTTTCCTGCTTTTCAAAAGCTTTTTTCAATAATTCTTTTTGTCTATCTGAAAGTTCAACAGATTCAGAACCATCATCATTTGATATATTTCCAGTAGGTGGAGTTGAAACATCAGATGGTAGTTCAATTGATTTTCCACTACCACCACCATCACCGGTTTCCATTTCACCATTTTCAACAGAATCAATTAAATCATTAAATTCTTCATCACTTAAATTCTCACCATCACTACTTTCACCATCAGCAGAAGTTTTAGTTTGATTTCCACTTTTTCCATCGGCTTCATCTTTATCATTCAATTTAACTTTGTCAATTGTATTAATAATCAAAGTAACAACTTCAGTAGCAACATCAAAAGCCGCATCTGAAGAATTCAATCTATTAATACTTCTTAAATTAATAATCCTATAAATTTCTTTCAAACTTTTAAGTGCGCCAAGCTGACGATTTTTATTATGTAAATTAATAATTCTAAACATATAAGATTCAATATTTTCCATTCTAAATTCAGAACTTAATAAACCTTTATCTACATTCTTTGAATAAAAATACTTATCATACATTGAATGATAATATCCCTTATAACCAGGAGAAGTAGTAAAAATGAAATTATCAATTCTTCTATCTTCTATATAATTTAAAACTGATTTAACTAAATTAATAATTTCAGACCTTGAAACACCTTTTTTATCAGCCAAAACAAAAAGTTCTGCTGGAATACTAATTTCAAGATTTTTTAGTAGACTAAAATTAGAAAGTTTAATGTGAGAAGCTTCGTGAAGAGCCAAACCAACAGCAACATCAAATTTTTTGTCATCAATATTCGAACCAATAACAACTTTTCTACCATCAGTATAACTCTCATCTTTAGAGTTAAAAACAACAGGTATATGTTTACCAGTAACAATACTAACAAAATTACTAATAGCTCTTTTATATCCAGCTAAAGCAACTACATCTTTACCTTTAACTCTATCAGTATCATTACCAAGAAATTCATCAACATCATAATTACCATAAGAAGTGTCCCAAAATGATGAAAAAGAAGTAGTTTTATTTTTAGAAGCCCCGCTTCTGAAAGTAAAACCCTTATAATCTTTTGTGTTAAAACTCATTAAATAACCTTTATCTTATACCATAATATAAGGATAAAATGCAATACAAGTCAAGCCTTTTTTTCATTTTTTTTCAACTTATTTTCTAACTGTTTATTATATCTTTTGAAAACTTTATTCATAGCTCTCATCTGTTTTTCAGTTAATGTCATTCTTGTTTTTAATTGTTCTTTAAGTGATTCAATAAATGGTAATGCGGAAAAGTTTGTTAAAAAATAAGAACTTTTATGGGAATCAAGTTTATAAACCATATTATATAATAAATCAACCTTTTCCATTATAGGTTTAATTTTTTCTCTTCTTTCAATTCTTTTAATTGGATCATATTGAGAACTTTTCATAGCTTTCCGAACAGCCTCAACCATTTTAGAAGTCATTTTTCTCCTACCACTCAAAAGAACGTGATGCATATCAACCAAAAAATGATTACCCTTAAAATGTTCTGCGTGGTCATTCAACCACTTAATTTCATCAGCATAAAGAGTATTATTAATTTCTCTATTTTTAACTAAAGTCTCTGGTTTTGGTTTTCTATAATAACTCATCCTTACTACCTGATCTTACAACAAAAAACGTATACAAGTCAAGTCTTTTTTAGCTTTTATTCACTTTTTATTTCTATAATTTCATAGATCTTTGTATCTATTTTTGTATAACCAGTTTTATCATTTGTAACCAACATACAATTCCTAAATTTTTCCCATGGGATTTGGAACAATTTATCTAAAACTCCATTATTTAATTCTTTAATAATAGCATTTAAAGCATTAATTGTATATAACGAATTTGTTTGTTTTTTTCTATGTAGTGATATAGTATTTGGAATAAAATTACCTAAATTATTTGGATCTAGATTATAAGTGCACATTAAATCTTCGAAACTATCAACATTCTCAAATACATAAATTTTATCAAATAAAACTTCATATGAATTCGTAATTGTTTTTATTGTTTTATCAATATTATCACGTGTTGTAAATGTGCAGAGAAGTTGAGTTTTCATTATCCACACCTCCCAGTCGCTATTGTATGTTCTGCCATACATTTTTGATAATCTTTGTGATATTGTATAGTATCATTTACTGAACCACCAGGACCACTTTTAGATCTACAGACTTGATATCCAACTATATTTCT